TGTATTTGAGCGTACAAGCAATGTATGGATTAAAAGGGTTCACGACCAAGGGTTCGTATATGGAATCTGCACGCCTTACCATCCTCAGGATGCCAATTCAAGGCTTGCCAAGTCTGGAACCTTTTGTGTCCTTGAGATTGCTGTAAATGATAACAAAACAGGATATAGAATAAGAGAATGGCTGAAGGATTAGAAGAACATGACCATGTAGAGGAGTTTATGGCGGAGGTTCAGCACGCCATTGGCGTATTTATACGTGAATTAGGCTGCACAAGCTCTGATAACGATGAAATAAGGCAGTTCTGCGAAGAAAACGGCGTAGAAATCACGTATGACAGTGAGTATATGTACATACTTCACAATGGAAGCATCGTAAGACGTTTCCAGCAACCATTTAGCACACTATGAGAGAAATTCAGAATAGAGGCAGGACCGCGAACGATGTCTGGGGTGATTTTAAGTTTTCTGTCGCCACAGGAAAGATTAGCGGCTTAAGTCAAAGGCAAAACTACGGAGAGGCTCCAGATGTAAATGGCACTTATGTGGATGTCTGGACGGTTGGTGGCACATTGACCTATGTAACACAGGCTGAGACGCTGACAGTCGTGAGTACGAGCGCCAATGATGATGCTGATGCAGGCACTGGTGCTAGAGAGGTAAGGGTTGAGTACTTAGATGCCGATTTTAACACACAGTTTGTCGATGTAGAGCTTGATGGGCTAACCCCAGTAACGATAGCGACCGATTTTTATCGCTTTCAGAACGCTTATGTGCTTCAGGTGGGCTCATTGGGCGCTGCCGCTGGTAACATCAATTTCAGCTCCAACGGAAATACCCAATCTAGGATAGACTCTACCACAAACGCATCAAGGGATACCCATTTCACGGTCCCAGCCAACTATACAGCCTATATTGTTGGTGCGAATGTTGGCTCACCAAAGTCTGCTGATATTGAAATGCGGTTACAGTCTAGAGATTCCAGTGTTGCCAACACACCCTTTGTTACAGGTGATGAGGTGGAGATATTTGAGACAAGCATGTATTTCGAGCTACCCACCTATTATGTGATTCCTGAGAAGCACGACATTCGTATTCAAGTAAAAAGCGGTCAATCAAGCAATGTGTCTGCTTTTGTAACCTATCATTTAATCCTAAGAGCCAATGAAATATATCGCAACGACTAATTTGAGTGGCTCTGGCGTGCGACAGGGTGAGCAAATAGATGCAAAGTCGCCCCAGCAGGGGTTTGCACCTGTCAGAAGGGTGGAAAAGGATAGGAGCAAGCCAAAGTTAACTCCTAAGATAACATTTTGGCAAAGAATACTGAATGCGTTTAGTTAGAGACGAAGAAATACCCTTATGGGAGGTCAATCATAGTCGTGACAGACTAATTGATGAAGAGAAGATGGACTTTACGAGCTACAAGCTCGGCTATGAGATGAAAGAGGAGGTCAATGACCCCTCCAAGATGGCATATAAGTTTTTCAGTGATGAAACGTATCCTTTCGGAAACACTACAGAACTTAGTTATGACCCTTTTGGTCCTACTGTGGCTCTTTGCGCTGATTTCAACCGTAGCCCACATTGTTGGGCTTTAGGTCAGCTCCATGATGACAAATATGTGGTCTTTGATGAGATTGTTAGTGCTGATGCCTTAACCGTAGAGCAGGCAAACAAGCTTATTGACAGGCTCCTTCACTGGGGTATACGCCATTTAGAGCTCTTTGGCGACAATACATCCAATCAGGGTAATGGCAGGTATGGTCGTAAGGGCAAAAACGACTGGGACATTGTGTGTGAGGTCTTAGAGAAGAACAATATCGCCTATGTCAAGCGCCTTAAGAAGCAAAACCCCAAGAGAAAGGTTAGGGTCGACAAGGTAAACAATGTGATTTACTCTGGTGTGGACGATGAGGGGCGTGAACTACGCAGACTCCTTATCAGCAAGTCCTGCCAATGGGTGATTGACGATTACAAGTACTCTGTGGTCAATGAAGATGGTCTAAAGATTGACCAAGGCGACAGGGGGCACATGAGTGACGCTGTCGATTACTGGATATTCAGACAAGAGGGTGGCAGTGGCAGAATTGTCTTTGCCTTTTAGGTATTGAAAGCGGTATGTATTGACGGTAATTTCTGCGCATGCCAAAGCCTCAAAGACTATCCTCTGGACGCATTAAATACGGAGACAGGACGTTTTCTGGCTACAATAAGCCCCGTAGAAGCGATTTAGACGGCAAAAAGTTCATGGTATTGGCAAAAAAGGGCGACCAAGTAAAGGTGATACACTTTGGCGACCCTAACATGAGTATTAAGAAGAACCAACCAGCTAGAAAGCGCTCCTATTGCTCTCGAAGCGCAGGAATCAAGGGTGCAAGCGACAAATTTAGTGCAAACTACTGGTCAAGACGCAAGTGGGACTGTTAATGGCTAAGAAAGCCTCCAGGGAGGTACGACGTGCCTCTTAGAAAGGGAACATCGCAGAAAACCGTATCCGCAAACATTAGAAAGCTAATGAGCGAGGGCTATTCTCGTGAGCAAGCCATTGCCATAGCCTTAAACCAAGCCAGAAGACGCAAATGATTGACCTAAGAGGCAAATTTACCACAGACCAAGACGAACTCAAGAGAGTCCTTGACCAAGAGATACCGCATGCGTATTACGATATTGTCGTAAACCGCTCCAAGGTCTTTAATAGCTGGTATCAGTCAGAATACGATGAATTTCTAGTCCCAGACAGAAACATCTTCTCTGATAAGAGCTACATCATCAAGCAATCAAGCATAGAGTCCAATGACGAATACCAAGAGAAGTTGGAGAGAATGCGCCTCTTCCCACTCGAGAGCAAGTTCCTATCTGCCCAGCAACGCATCTATGACGAAAATAACGTCAACAGAACGTATGGAGACGAGCACATATCATCGTGGCTTCAACGAGAGATGCACTACGATGACGCAGGCGCTGGCATTACCGAGTTTTACCGTGACAAGGTCCTTTTCGTAAAAGAGGTCTTGGGCTTTGGAGCCATCATTACCGACATTATGATGGACGATAATAACAATGTAATTACAGACTCTTTTGGGCTGCCTATACCCTATTCTTATGTGATTAGACCACATGAGTTGTACAATTTCGACATGAAGCAAGGACAACTCACACTCTTAATCACCAAGCAGAGGTATTGGAACATTGATAAGTCACAGAAGACCGTATGGCGTGTATTCACACCTGAGAAGATTCAAGTATACGAGCAATATGGCACGATGGGTGCTGGGGCAAAGGAACTGGTCAAAGAGATTGATAATCCTTTTGGCAGAATCCCTGCAACGCTACTTCGTGGTGCTACAGACGCTAATACGAGCTTTGTCGTAGGCAAGCCAAGACGTTACAGCCTTAAAGGTCTGTATTTGGCGGCTAGTGAGTTGTTCTATGACTTGCAGAAGGGTTCTGAGCTATTTGCCCACCCCATTCCTGTCTATAGCGAATCCATCGCTAAGGCACTCTCTGGAATCGAAGCCGAAGACAAATACAATGCGCAAGACATTAAAGAATCTGTGGGGATGTGTATCGTCTATCCTGATGACATGGAAGTCCCCAACACGCTCTTCCATCAGGCGAGCATGGAGGGTCTACAACACCTTCGTCAAGTAATCTTTGGCGACCTTATGGGCTTAATTTTCTCGTTGGCTAACGTCAGAGACAAGTCTGTGGTCAAGTCCAATGTGAGTGGTGACGCTAAGCGCTTTGACAACGTAGAAGAGCAAGGATTGATGGCTCAGACCGCTATGGACATGGAAGACATCGAGAATGCACAGATTAAGCTACAAGCCGAGGTCAGAGGCGAGGACCCAGATGAGTATTTCGTGAACTATTCCAAGCATTATGACCTATCTAGTGCAGATGAGATATGGCAAGACCTTAGCGAGGGTGCTCAGTATGGATTCTTGAATCATGGTATGTACAAGTACCAGATGAACGAGTATCTACGCAAGCGTAGTGCTCCGACTGATGTCAAGGAACAGATTATGCGTGAGATTGACGAAGTGGGTATGCCGAGAGAGGCGTCAGAGATTGCGCAGTTAAAGGATGTGGTAGACAGAACCAGACTAGCACTGATGGCGCAGCCTGAGCTACTGTCTTCTGACACCGCTAACTCGTTGCAACAATCACTCGATAACATAGAGCAAAATGTACAAGAACAAGAGTAAAAGCGGTAAAAAGAACATGGGAAAGAGCAAGCCTCAAGGCATGCCTAACCGTGGCAAATCGACTCGTCGCAGCCAAGGCACACGCCGTGGCAGATGAGTATTGAACCATCACTAAAACATAGGTAACATGAGTACCGAACAACAGGTCGAGGAGCAGACCCAAACTGCCCCACAGGAGACGCCTCAAGCTCCCCAAACTGAGGAAACTGTACAAGAAGAAGTTGTACAGGAAGAACAGCAGATAGATACTTCAAAGCTATTTTCCAAAGCATATAACGAAGGAAAGAGTAAGGCTGAGAAGGACTTTATTGCTCAATTACGTTCTTTAGGTATTGAAGACGCAGAAACGCTTGAGGATGGTCTAAGTAAACTCTCTGAAACCATAAAGCCCAAGGAAGACTCGAAGTCAGAAGTAGAACAGCTTCGTCAAATGCTTGAGCAAACGCAGAAGAGAGCCGAAGACGCTGAAAACGAATACCAAGCCTACGTGCAAGAGATGAAGCTAGAGACCCAAATGGACTCATCGCTGAATAGTCTCACTGCAGAAGGCAATTTAACGTTGAAGCCAGAACATCTCAAGAACCTTTTCTACATGGAGTACGAGATAGAAGAGGAAAATGGGCAGTTCTTTGCGACTCGAAACGGCATCCCAGTTCTTGATGGGCAGGGTAATCGCCAAAGTGTCGGAGACGTGCTTAAGTCGTTTGCTAAAGAGAATAAGTATGTGTCGCCTCGTGCGATGGGTACTGGCGGAGCTACTGCGGACACACCTTCTGGAAACAAGCCTTCTAGGTCTGAGTTCAGAAGCCTACTCCAAAGTAAATCCGCTGACGCTCAACTAAAAGCTGCAGAAATGTTTAACGCAGCAAAAGAAACTGGTTGGGCTGACTAATTTCCTCTGGTTTGGCAAGACCTTAAATGCCTCTTGGTCGATAGACCTTAAAAGTCAATAATTCATAACCTTAAATAGACAATCATGGCTATTAATACTAACTTTTCCATCTACGAACCAGAGGCGTGGGTAGAGGTGTACCTGGCTAACCAGTACCCTGCTCGTCCAATGGTTTCTAAAGCAGTAACAAACGTTGCTGGCGCTGACATCGAAGGTCTTGTCGCAGCTCGCAACAAATCAGTAAACATCACTCGTGCAGTCAAGCCTTCGGCTAACGATGTCATTGATTACAACACTGAAAAGAACTATGATACATTCAGCACTCCACAGGCTGATGAGCAAACGCTCACTATCAATAAGCACAAGTACATGCAGTTCCAAATCGACAAAGCAGACCAGCGTTTTGCGCTTCCTGACCTTGTTGAGCAACACTTCGTTCCTCGCCTACACGCTCTTATCGACAGCATGAACGCTGACGTTAAAGCTGAAGCGCTTAAGTTCGAGGCTGCATTTGCTGACCTAAACTCTACAAGCACTACAGTAATGGATGATGCTGACCTTCGTGAGGCTCGCAGAATCCTTAAGTCTCGCAAGTTCGCTCAAGAGGGATACTGCGCAGTTATCGACCCAGATGCTGAAGCTGACTTGACTGGACTAAACATCTTCCATCAAGCTGACCAGCGTGGCGACCGTCAAATCCAGTTATCTGGTATGATGGGTGATGCGTTTGGATTCGAGTTCTATGTAGACAACTTAGGTCTAACACACTCTGCTCCAACTCTTGGAACAGATGAGCTTGAAGGAGATGCTTCTGCTGGCGACACAACTATCACGCTTGATGATGGTGCAGATGGTGGAATCTCTGGAACTTACGCTGAAGGAGACATCATTTACTTCGCAGGCGCTGCTTCTTCTGACGACTTCTACGTTGTTGACAGCGTTGATGGAAATGTTGTAACTCTAAAAGAGCCACTACGCAATGACGTAGCAGACACAACTGCTGTTGCTTCTATTGCTGGTTCTGAGCAGTTCTTCTACGACCCAGATGCTATCGCCCTTGTCTCTGCTGTTATGCAGTCAGTTGACAATGGAAACGGTGGTGTACGTCGTGCTGCTGGTTTCGAGCCAATGAACCGTGTAAACTACACGCTCACTGTCGAAGAAACCAAAGCTGGTGCTGATGTACTCATCGAAGTACTCTATGGTACGAAGCTATACTACCCAGACCGTGGTGTCAGACTTGTACGTGGTACTTCTGCCAAAGCATAAAACTAAGAGAGGGGGCTTGACCCCCTCTTTTTTTAACCACCTAAATCATGAGCCACGTGTTTGACCACAATGCTTTCATAGGAACAACAGGTACGTTGTTAAGTATAAGTTTATCACAAATCAATGTGGGCGTATCCATCCTTGTGGGTATCGCAACGCTCATCTACATGGTGGTAAAGATTGGTAACGCTCTAAGAGATAGACGCAATGGCATTCAGTAGCCTTACACTTACCAGAGATGATATAGACGCCTTTGAGGGCGAGACCTTTAGGGACTTGAACGTCACTGATGAGTCTTCAACATTGGGACTATCCTCCCGTGACACGTTAGTACTTAGCAAGGCTAAGAGCGAGTTACAAACAGATATTCTAGAGAAATTACATAAATACATATCCGACGAAACATACGCCAACGAGACAGCGCTTCTTGATGCAATAGAGTCTGCAGATAGTGAAGACTTACTAAAGAATGTGCTTGCGTATAAGTTCTTTGAGCTATGGTTTCAGCAGGACGCAACAAACATGGAGGGCATGGCGTTTAGCAAGGCTAGAACGTACTATGGAAAGTATGTTCACTACCTTCAGATAAACCTTCAGAGACTTGCTGGGAGCCTATCTACACCCAAGTCTGTGCCTAGATTTAGAATGAGGTCTTCTTATGGATACTAGTCTCGTGGAGATGGTCATCAAGGACCTGAAAGAGAAGTTAGAATCAGACGAGATTAGACTAGCGCTTCCTGATTACGCAGGTCAGTTGCACCTAGAAAGCATTCGTAATCAGACTGCAAACCAAGAGGACCCATCTGGCAATCCTTATCAGGGACTTGGTCCAAAGTATGCAGAGTGGAAGGCTAATACAACAAGCGAGCCAGTAGCGCCAAACTTAAGAGCTGGATATTACTATCCAACAGACGAGTCAAAGCCTAAGGCTATTGAAAGCATGTATTTTAGGGAGTCTGACAGCCAAGTCACACTTCAGATGTATGGAACTGAGGCAGAGTATTACATGACACAACATCAGGATGGCACACATCCTAGTGGCAAGAAGAGAAAGTGGTTTCCGACTGAAGAGGACGCAGACTCAGCTGTGCAGAAAGAGATACAGCAAAAGATTGAGCAGTACCTAACCGAGATACTCAATAGAAACTGATGGATAGAAACGCAATCCTTTCTGGTCTAATTTCCTCGTTTGAGTCTTATAGTGGCTCTGACAGCAGGGACACCGTGGAAAAGGTATTGAAGTATAGTGGTGGAAATGACGACCTTAGCAGACGTGCAGACATTTCGAGAGAAGTAATGTTATTTCGATTGCAGGCAGGCACAGGCATCTTTCAGGTCAATGACTTAAAGCCGTTAGAGCTGAATCAGAACTTTGAGGTGCTTACGTTTGTAGAGCAAGGCGACACACACTCGATTAAGGAAGCACGATATGACAGGCTCCTTGAGCTAACAGACCAAGTAATTGACTGGTCCATAAGCACTGAAGCCTCAACAATAAACAGCGATGTTGTTTCGCTTTCATTGACAAGCGTAGGAGCAACGCAGGAACAAAACGGTTTTTTATCCACAACGCTAAGCTTTCAATCCATCATAACCCTACAATAACATGGCATCTTCTCGCTTACTATTTGACAGCGTAACCCTTTACAGCGACAGCTATTCAACAGAACTGGCTACAATTAACAACATCACTGTTGATGGTCTTGAAATCAGCAAGGAAGCAAACACTGTTGAGATTGAGAATGGGCTTACGTTGAATGAGTCTTTCACTGGCTCTATCACCATACGCACCATCAACACGCAAACCACAGAGGGCACCCCAACAGACATTCTTGGCGGCGCAACTCTTGCTGATTACATCTCCTCTGATGGCTCTGTCCCTACAGACGTATACATGCAGCTAAACCACACAGGTGGCACAGGGAACTTTGATGTTCGCATGGGTCCTGTGTACTTGATGGGGCATGAGGATTTTTCAAATAATAGAGTCGAGACGGTCTTATATGCAACAAAAGAGTCAGCGGCACAAACTGTAATCCAAGAAAACGCAATATCATAATATGTCAAAGTTAATATTTTCCAAAGCATCTATCGTAGACAGTTCTGGTGGGGACTTAGACCCAGTAAAAGAAATCTTTGGCGTGGTTGTTGACTCTGTTGAGATTACAAAAGAGCCTACAACTGTAGCTATAGAGGATGGTCGTGAGCTGTATGAGTCTTACGCAGGCTCTGTCACATTCAGAACAGTAAACACGCAGTTCGGTCAAGCAAATGACGGTGGTGACATTCTTGGTCTAACTACACACATTTCGTCTAATGGCTCTGTCGCGGCTAACAAGGCTGGCATCAAACTTCATGGCTCAGGAAGTAGCCCAGATGTATTGATTTACCCAGCCTATGTAATGGGTCACAGAGACTTTGCCAATGGTCGTGTAGAGACGGTCATTTCTGCAACAGCCGAAAGTGTGAACCAGTCAATCGTAGGAAGGTCGTAATGACTGGGATGCAACTCGTATCGTTGCGCCTCTTTAACGAAGAAACTCAAGAGACGCTGTCGGTTTCCAACCCTCAGCGTTCTTTTGTTATCATAGAGGTGTCTAAGGAGAAGCTTTCTGGCGGAGGCGAAGCGGAGATGGGTAAGACCTACAGAATCGCTTCGACATTGACCGCAGAGCAGCGTTCTCTTCTTGAGTCATGGGTTGGTATGGATTTGTGGATATCGGGGCTCTCACGCGACGGTATGGTCTTACAGGCGAAATCACAGGCAGAAGTGAAAGACGGAAAGCTTCTTGTGGAGATTTTCGCAACTGGTGGCTATGGAGAGGATGGTCACCACACAGCCAATATGTCATTCTGCAAGAATGCTATGGCGATATCTAAGCTTGATGCTCATGATGGATATGTGTTTTTCCCATTCAACAGAGAGATTAGTGTTTCATCACTTAATGCTATAGAGGTCCAAGAGCTGGATGTTGATATGGATGTTATTGTTGAACACAGTAAGTCCAAAAGACACCACATTCGTACCTCTGCAGATACCATGTTTTTGTATATTCCAGAGGCAAGTAGAGAGTCTGCTCGCTGGATTATGATGAACATGGGCAAGGATGCCCTAAAATATGAGGACTTT